ATTCAGGATGGCGTCAACTTAGTTGACACCCTCGGCGGCGACCTTTCAGGCCCTCGCACCTCTGCTCGTGGTTACAGCTACGCATCTCCAAGTGGTTCTAACAGCCTTCTCGGTGGTTCTACCATCCGTTATGGTGCTGCTGTTTACTACAAGCTCGATGGCGTTTCTAACCTCACCAACACACAGAAGGCTCTGCTCGACCACGATCCAGACCTACTATCCCAGACCACAACCGGTGTCCTTATCTTGGATCTCGCCGCTGGTGCGGATAGCATCTTCGATCAGCCCGACGAGAAGAACATGTCTGCTTTCGCCCTTACCGACATCATAAACGGTTCAGCTACTGGCGGTAACGACATCCTAACAACTGTTAATGGTCTTGCCAGCCTTGCTGGTGTTGCAATTGGTGAGCTTCAGCAGGTTCGTCGTCTAACCAAGGTCGTCACGACTGATCCTCGTGGCGCACCCTTCCAGTCTAACTTGACCGGTCAGCAGAAGGCTTTCCGTTTTGTGCTTACTTTCACAAATGGTTCAGACATTGCTACTGACGTAATGACGCCCGAAGCAATTACAACTGCTTTGATTGCAGATCAGGTTCAGTTCCCACAGACCGATGATCTAACCGAAGGCGGTGCTCTTGGTTCTGTTGTTGGGCAGGCTGTTTGGGGTCTAGAAGGCAATGCTCAGATCCCCGAGATCGACATCAAGGTGGATTCTATCGCTGTTACTGCTCAGACCAAGAAGCTAAAGGCCAAGTGGACACCAGAACTAGGTCAGGATCTAAACGCCTACCACAACCTAGACGCTGAAGTTGAACTTACCTCACTTCTCTCTGAACAGATTGCTCTTGAGATTGACCGTGAGATCCTCGCTGACCTCGTTGGGGGAGCTACCGCAGCTACCCGCTACTGGTCACGCGCTCCAGGTCTCTTCGTTGATTCCAACGGTAACGAGTTGGGTGCCACCAAGGCTGCTCCCGACTTCACCGGAACTGTCTCCGAGTGGTATGAGACTCTCATTGAGACAATCAACGATGTCTCCGCTCAGATTCACCGCAAGACTCTCCGTGGTGGTGCTAACTTCGTGGTCTGTGGCCCCGAGGTTGCTAACATCCTTGAGTTCACCTCTGGTTTCCGTGCTTCTGTCACTCACGATGATGAGAAGGGTTCTATCGGCGCACTCAAGAGCGGCTCACTAAGCAAGAAGTTTGATGTCATTGTTGACCCCTACTTCCTCCGCAACGTGATCCTCATCGGTCGTCGTGGTTCTAGCTTCCTAGAGTCTGGTTATGTTTACGCACCTTACGTGCCGCTACAGACCACTCCCACCATCTTTGGACCGGAAGACTTCGTCCCGCGTAAGGGTGTTATGACCCGCTACGCCAAGAAGATGGTTCGTCCAGACATGTACGGTCTAGTTGTTGTTCGCGGTCTACTCGGTGAGGAATACTCTACCTGATAGTCGGCTTTCACTAAAACTTAAAACCCCCCTACTTTGGTAGGGGGGTTTTTTGCGTTTAAGTAACTAATTACAATAACTTGAGATGTTCTCCTATGGGCGAGGCCACTGCCCACAGAAAGATCTTATACCGAGGTGGCTGGTATAAAATCATTGAATAAATCAAGTTATTGCAATAACATAATTATAAAGGAGAAAATATTATGAGTAGAAGAGTTGCTCGCGCAAGATTATACGAGCTTAACAAAGTCGGTGATGATTTAACAGATACCGCAGGGGCTGGCATTGATGGTAACATTGGTGCTTCAACTAGATTGAGATCAGGTGAAGAGCTTGTTAGTGAATTCACAATCGACTTAGCAGCCGCAGCAGGTGCTGCGTATGCTTGGGGTGACGGAGTGGGCGCCCCCGATTCAGGTGCAGGAGTTATGGTCATCGGCCTTAGCTCATCTGTAGAGCCCCACAATGATGCTTACTTTATGCAAATCAACGGCACCGCTAGTGCTTCTGATGGCAACGGTATCGTTACTAGTGGGGAGATGATTTGTGTCGAAACACCCACTGGTGCAGGAACTGCTATCGGCCTATGGGGCGGAACAAAAGCATCTGGTAGCGGAGAACCAATGAATGACGGCGGCCTTAAGTTTATCGCTCCCGTTTCTCAGTCTCTTGGCCGAAATGAAGTCTTTGAGCTAGATCAAAATTTGGATAACCAATACCTATATCTAGTTCACTCTGGCAACATTGGTGGCATCCCTGGTGCCGCTTACACTGCTGGTAAGTTTATCGTTAGACTTTACGGCTATAACGCCTTTGATGACGTTTGATAGGAGTTCTAAATGAGTAGAAATTCATGTAGGGTGATCAAGAGAGTCAGAAAGCAAAAAGCTTTAGAAACTACCGTTACTCCTAAAAAAATAACAACACCCGCAAAGGCAAAGGCACCCGCCAAACCCCGCGCGAAGACCATAACTAAAAAAGTTGTTAAAGAAGAGTAAAAACAAACTATCGTTTGTTAGCCCCCCATCTACCAAGATGGGGGGCTTTTGTTTGTCTTTTTACTATTTACTACGAACAGGAGGCCCTATGAATGCCCACAAATCTACAACCAATCTCCGAAACCAGCGCAATAATTCTATCCTCGACAGGCACTAAAAGCTCTGTCGCTGCTGCTGTCCCTTTCGGTGTCTACAATAGTTCGCAATATTTCTTAACAGGTGCCGCAAAACAAGTAGATTTTGTTTACAAGCGTCTTGGCGGTGATGTTGTTGACATCGAACTTACAGACTCAAATGTCTATGCTGCTTATGAAGAAGCAGTCTTAGAATATTCTTACATTGTCAATATTCATCAGGGCAAAAACATCTTGCCAGATGCTCTTGGAAAAATAACAGGAACTTTTGATCACCTTGGTGATAAGTTAACTGGCCCATCGGGCGCCAATCTTGAGTATTCGAAGGTTACTCTCTCTTACGCTAACAAGTTAGGCGATGCTGTAGCCACGCAAGCTGGATTTGGTGGGACAACACCAATTTACTCCGCTTCTTTCACAACAGTGAAGAATCAACAAGATTACGATCTGCAAACAATTATTTCTGCTGCCTCTGCTACCGGCCTTGACGACGCAGGCGGTGTAGTAGACTATGCTGGAAAAGTTGGAGACTCAAGGATAATCATCGATAAGGTTTTTTATCGCTCTCCAGTCGCTATGTGGCGCTTCTATGGCTATTATGGCGGTGGCATGGGTGTCGTTGGAAATTACTCTACCTACGGACAATACGCAGACGACGCTACATTTGAAATTATTCCAACTTGGCAGAACAAATTACAAGCGATGATGTACGAAGACGCCCTTTACACTAGAACATCCCACTACTCATTTGAGATTTTTGATAACAAGCTAAGACTCTATCCAGTCCCAAGAGGTGATGACGGCTTTGCTGGCTATTTAAACCGCGTGTGGGTTCGATTTAGAGTCGCAGATAATGCTTGGGGCGAAAGCGGAGACTCAAAAACTGGTGTTGAAGGTGTCAACAACATAAACACACTCCCATTTGATAATGTTCCTTATGAGAACATCAACTCAATGGGTAAACAATGGATCCGAAACTATGCTCTCGCCCTATGTAAAGAGATGTTAGGGCAAATTCGCGGCAAGTTCCAGACGGTGCCCATCCCCGGCGAGTCCGTGACCCTTAACTATTCTTCGCTTCTATCCGAGGCACAAAAAGAAAAAGATGATCTACGACAGAAACTATCAGAGATGCTTAAAGAGATCGAATATGTCGAGCTTGCCAAGAAAGAGCAAGAAAAAGTCACAGCAGCAGAAGAGACGCTTCGCAGAGTTCCGCTGCCGATCTTTGTAGGATAATTGAATGTCTGATAACGAATGGTCAAGACCCGCCGCACCGCCCCCGCCACTCTTTCTAGGCAAGAAGGAGCGCGACCTTGTAAAGCAAGTTAACGATGAATTGATTGAGAAAGTAATTGGGCAACAGGTCCTCTACTATCCTATTGATTTAGAAACAACAAACTTCCATGATCTTTATGGCGAGGCAATAGAAAAAACCTATCTACCCCCAATCAGAGTCTATGCACTCGTGATGTTTGATGATGAAAGTTCTTCTTATCTTGATTCTGTTGGGATCGATGGAACTTCCCAGATTACCATCCACTTTCATAAACGCAGATTATCCGAGGATCAAAATCTATTTGTCCGCGAAGGAGATTTTGTTCTTTATGGTGAGAGATATTATGAGATTGTCACCCTGTCTTCATCAAGAAGACTATTCGGACAAGTAAACGAAAAATTTGAAATCTCTGCTCTATGTAAGAGAGCACGCAAAGGACTATTTGATGCTACCTGATAACTTTGACTTTGCCCAGTTACCCGATGACAGAAAAGACTTTAGTTTAAAAGAGATAGGGATGCTCGGATCTCGCATTGAAGACATCGATTATGCGATGGTTTCTTGGATAAAAGAAGATCTAGACCTTTCAACAATAACCAACGAAGGCAACAAACGAGTGCCAGTTCTATGGCAAACACCAGAAAGGGCATTCCAAGTAAAAAATGATAAAGATCTACGCCATCCAATAGACGATGGTGGCGGCGTCATTACATTGCCTGTCATAACAATTGAAAGAACCGGCATAGTCAAAGATCCAACAAGGAAGGGTGGCTATCAAGCACAGATTTTCTCGGACAAGCGCAATGGTCGCACTGGCCGAATGGTTATAGCTAAGAGGATTAAGCAAGATAAGACGAGAAACTTCGCAGTCGTAGGTAACACACGCACAAACACATCGGGAGATAGACAGAAGTTTTTCCCGAGAGTGAATAAGAAGGTCGTCATTGAAACGCTTTCAATTCCAATTCCAATCTATGTCAATCTTGACTATAAGATAATAGTGAAAACCGAATATCAACAGCAAATGAACGATCTAACCCAGCCGTTTATGACGAGAACAGGACAAATAAATTCATTTATTATGCGTAGGAACGGACACCTTTACGAAGCCTTTATTGACCAAGGGTTCGCCCAGTCCAATAATGTCGCCAATCTTGGTGAAGATGAAAGACAGTTCACAAGCGAAGTGAGCATCAAGGTTCTTGGGTACTTAATAGGCGAAGGCAAGAGCGACGACAGACCTATTGTAACCAAGGAAGAAAGCGTAGTAGAGATTACTTTTCCAAGAGAAACGATAGTCCCAGCAGGCAACGATAATTTTTTGATGGACTAAGCACATCCTGAAGTCTGTTTGGAACTAGTGTTACTATTTACATTATGATTAACGATGCTATTTAGCATCACTTTATAAAGAGAGGTCTAAAGAATGTCAGTAAAAAGCTTTAAATTTGTGTCTCCCGGTGTGTTTATCAACGAAATTGATAATTCGTTTCGTCCGCGCCGCCCCGACGCTATTGGTCCAGTTGTAATTGGTAGAGCCACAAGAGGTCCTGCCATGCAGCCAATCAAAGTGGAATCATACTCAGAGTTTGTTCAGGTTTTCGGTGACACAGTACCCGGAAATGGTGGTGGAGACATCTATCGTGATGGCAACTTTCAGTCCCCAATGTACGGCACCTACGCTGCCAAGGCATTCTTAAACGCAAATGTCGCTCCTTTGACCTATGTTCGCCTCTTGGGCGAGCAAAATCTAAATAAAACTGCTGCTGGCGAAAATGGTTGGGCTACAACTAAAACTCCCGCCTCCGCTCTTGCTGACAATGGCGGTGCTTATGGGCTCTGGATGTTCAACTCTGGCACCACCGCCGAAATAGGCACAGGCTCTTTGGCAGCAATTTGGTACCTAGACGCTGACGCCGCTGTATTATTAACTGGCTCATTCGCTCTAACCAAATCTGGTGTCGGCACCGCATCAGTCGGTGGAGTCATAACCCAAGAAGCTGGCGAATTTACAGTCCTTATTACCTCTTCTCTTGGAGAAGAAAAGATTACGTTTGATTTTGACGATTCTTCAGACAAGTTTATTCGCAAGGTGTTCAACACCAACCCACAGCTTGGCAACTCAACAGCTACCTCTTTCTATCCTGCTGCTTCTCAAAAAGCTTACTGGCTTGGTGAGACTTTTGAGCAAGAAGTTCGTGATGGAATAACCTCTTCTATAACTGGAAGCACTTCTGGAGTTCCAGCCAATTCTTTTGGTGTAATATTACCGCTAAAGAACGACGCCGCAGCACCCTCAGACATGACCGGAAGAACAGACCTTAGAGGTCGCACTGGCTGGTTCATCGGGCAAGACTTAGGGCTTCCAGCTAGCTACACCCCAGAGGGTGCGCAGAAACTATTCTATCTAAAAGATCGTGGACACAGTGAGTGGCTTAATAAGAATGTAAAAGTTTCTATTGAGGAAATCAAGCCTTCTTCAACCAGAACTTCAGATTACGGAACATTCTCGATTGTTTTAAGAAGCCTCGGAGACACTGACAACAAGGTGGTTGTGCTTGAAAGGTTCGACAATCTAACACTAAACCCAAGCTCTCCAGATTTTATCGCCAAAAGAATTGGAGACTCCCACTACGAATGGGTTGAGGCAGAGCGCAGGTTGAGAGAATATGGTGATTACGGCAATCTTTCAAAATATGTCTATGTCGTCATGAATTCTGATGTAGAAGCAGGGGCTACGGACGCGACCCTTCTTCCATTCGGCTATTATGGTGCCCCTCGCTATGGAGGCGTAAAGGGCCTCACTTATAGCGGCCCCGAAGCAGCAGAAGACCTAAGCAATGTCATGGTGCTCACATCTTCGGTTTATGGTGTCGAAGGCTTCTTAACTGGGGGTGTGCAATTCACCGGTTCATTTACGTGGCCTGCTGTAAGATTGCGCCACTCGGCTTCAGATGGAGGCATCGCTGACAGAAGAAATGCCTACTTCGGAATGCAAACAACAAGAAAGGCAACTAGCACCATCTCTGACATGAGTGTGGCAGATCCCCACAGACAGTGGCCCGGAATTACTGGCGATGCTGATTACTCCTACATCTTCACTATGGATGATGTCTATCTTAGCGGTGCCAACGTCTACTATCTTTCTGGTTCTCGTGTCCTCGGAATAAGCCGCACAGCAGCAGCATCTGCCTCTGCATTACTGGACGCCGGACACAATCGCTTCACTGCCCCAATGTGGGGAGGATTTGATGGCTTTGACATTACCAAGCCAGACCCAATGTACAACATTGGATTAGCTTCAGGCACTGACTTAACCAACTATGCTGTCAACACTATGAAGAGAGCAATAGACACAGTGGCAGATCCAGAATTTATTGACATGAACCTCTTGGCTTCACCGGGCCTCACAAACACTGGCTTGACCACTAGAATGGTAGAGTTATGTGAAGAGCGCGCTGATGCTCTGGCTCTTATCGACTTGCCAAATGTCTACATCCCGGCTGCCGAAGAACTTAAGAGTTCAAAGCAAGCAAGGGTTGTGGGTGATGCTCAAGCTTCTGCTAACGCACTCCGCACTCGCCAAATAGACTCCTCTTACGGAGCCACATTCTTCCCTTGGGTTCAGACCACAGACGCTCCAACTGGCCAGCTTCTCTGGATCCCACCTTCTGTCGCAATGATGGGTGTCTTGGCGTCCTCTGAGAAACAATCACAGGTTTGGTTTGCTCCAGCGGGCTTCAACCGTGGCGGACTGTCCGACGGGGCAGCAGGAATTCCAGTTTCCAATGTTACCCAACGCTTGACCTCTAAAGAACGCGACACACTTTACGAAGCCCGCATCAACCCGATTGCCAGCTTCCCAAGTAGCGGAATTGTAGTCTTCGGTCAGAAAACTCTACAGGAGCGCTCATCAGCATTAGACAGAATTAATGTTCGTCGCTTGGTTATCTACCTCAAGAAGCAAATTTCTATTCTCTCTACGCAGATTCTCTTCGAGCAGAATGTACAGGCAACTTGGAACCGCTTTAAGGGCCTAGTTGAGCCGTTCTTGGCAAACGTCAAGGTTCAGTTCGGTGTCTCTGACTACCGCCTCATTCTTGATGAGTCTACAACTACCCCCGACCTAATTGATCAGAACATTATGTATGCCAAGATTATGGTCAAACCCGCTCGCGCCATTGAATACATCGCAATTGACTTTGTGGTGGCCTCTACCGGCGCATCATTTGACGATTGATAAACGGGGGCTTTTGCCCCCACCAACTACTTATTTATGAAAACAGGAGAACCTAACAAATGCCATTCTGGTCAACCAACTTCGGTCAAGACACAACTTTAAAAGATCCAAAGCGTAAACATCGCTTTACTGTGGAATTCCAAGGAATTAACGCAGCCCAAGGTGGAGCCCTATTATGGTATGCCAAGACAGCCACGAAGCCCGGCTTCAATGTCAATGCTGCTGAGCATAAATATCTAGGTCACACTTTCTACTACCCCGGAAATGTAACTTGGGAACAAGTCACAGTCACCCTAGTGGATCCGGTTGACCCAGATGTTACTGCTACTTTTGCCGACATTATGGTTGCTTCTGGCTACACTCCTCCGACCGACGCTAACTCCCTAGGCACTGTTTCTAAGGCAAAGGCGACAGGCGCCCTCGGAACAGTTTTGATTACGCAGCTTGACGGCGACGGCAACCCAGTGGAGTCTTGGACTCTGTGGAATGCCTTTATGACAAGCCTAAAGCAGGACGATCTAGACTACACAAGCGACGAACTATCTACAACAACCGTAGAACTTCGCTTTGACTGGGCAAGAGTAGAGACTCTAAACAACTCTTCTGCTGTCAATGGTTCTGGTGGCAACGAGTTCTTCAAAGCATAGCAAGACAATAACTTAACGAGAGGTGTAAATTGTCAAGAAATCAAGATCGCCTAGGTGGCGCTCAGCATAAAGATGTAAGCCCTCCACCGCAACAAGGTGGCGGGGGCTTCTCCTTTGTGGTCCCAACAGAGTTTGTGGATCTACCCTCACAAGGTAGATTCTACGCTGAAGGGCATTCCCTACACGGGATAGACAGCATCGAAATCAAACAGATGACTGCCAAAGAAGAGGATATTCTCACATCGAGAACTCTTCTAAAGAAAGGTGTAGCACTAGACAAGCTAATAGAAAGCCTTATAGTAGATAGGACGATTAATCCTGCTAGTCTTCTTATTGGTGATCGAAACGCAATCATCATCGCAGCAAGAGTTTCAGGTTATGGCAATGACTATAACACTAGCGTCCAATGCCCTGCGTGTGAGACAAAACAGAACTATGGTTTTGATTTAAACTCTGCCAACATAGTCTATGGAGAAACCAGAGACGACCTGGGAGTCACAGATAATGGTGATGGGACGATTACTTGTGTCCTACCCAAGACTCAGGTTACGGCAGTCGCCAGACTATTAACAGGTAGAGAGGAAAAGACACTACTCAACCTAGGAAACAACGAAGGCTTGATCTCCACGCAGCTACAATCTATCATAGTTAGCGCTAATGGTGATTCTTCACAACAGGCAATCGATTATCTCGCCAATAACCTACCATCATTCGATTCTCGTCATCTAAGGATGGTCATGAAGATGGCTACACCTAACATTGATCTAACCCAGAACTTCTCTTGCACCGAGTGTGGACACACACAGGAAATGGAGGTGCCGCTTACGGCAGACTTTTTTTGGCCTGACCGATGAATACAATGAGGGAGTTTACGAAGAAATTTTCTTCCTCAAGTATAGTGGCGGCTGGAGTTTTTCGGAAGCTTACAGCCTACCCCTTGGGCTGAGAAGGTGGTTTGTTCAGCGCACCATCAAGCAACTTGAGATGGAGTCTGAGGCAATCAAAAAAGCTTCAAATGGGCAATCCAATTCCTCTTATCAGGAATTAACTCCTGCTAACCAGCCAAACATTCCAAAAGAATACGCTAGATGAAATTGGGCTCCTTCGGGAGCCCTTGCTTTTTGGGTGGCTGGCTATTTATAGGGAGAGGTGAACCACAATGGCTTTAACTGCTGCTGAAATTGCTGTCTTAATTAAAGAACTAGAGGCTCTTGCTGGCAAAAGATCGTCCTTAAGCCAACTCAGGGATGTCTTGGCAGACATCAGCAACACCGATCTATCAGAAATTAGCAAAGGAGTAGTAAAAGCAAAAGATGCGGTTGATGCTCAAAC